GAAAAGTCTAAAAATTAAATCAAATTTTAATTTAAAAGGTACTTTAAATTAATAAAAAAAATCCGAGGGTCTGGCGAGTCCCGGAAAACATCCGGATATGAATTTTTTTAAATTTCAGTTCCGTTCCGAATAGGAGGTGTCTATGCTAGTAAAAGAGAATCAGATAATAAGAGTAACAGAGTTAGCAAAATTACTGGGTGTAACAGATAGACATCTCCGTAATTTAGCAAACGAAGGAATAATAAAAAAAACGGAAAATGGAAAGTATTTATTCTTAGAAAGTGTTCAAGGCTATATTGAGTATCTGGAACTAAAAAATGATGCTGATGTAAATCTTAAAGATGAAAAAATAAAGGAAGAAATAAAGAAAATAAAAAAGGATACTGAACTGAAAGCATTGAAAATCTCAGAACTGAAAAATCAACTACACTCAGCTACTGTGATTGAAGAAGTAATGACAAATATGCTAGTAAACATTAAAGGAAAACTGCTTTCGTTACCAAATAAACTGGCTCCTGCTGTAATTGCTTGTGATAATCTGGGAGAAATACAGGACATAATTTTAACTGGGATATCAGATACTTTAACAGAATTAAGTGAATACAGTCCTGATATATTCAAAAATAAAAACTTTATTGATGAAGATGAGGAAGAAGAAAAGGTAAATATAAAAAATAAAAAGGAAAATGAAAATGATAATCCAAAAAAGAGAGGAAGACCTAAGAAAAGCAAATAATTTATTTAAAAAAATTATTTCTGTGCTTAAGCCACCACCAAAATTAACAATAGATACTTGGGCTGATAGTTATAGAATTTTAAGTTCAAAAACATCTGCTGAACCTGGAAGATGGAGCACTGACAGAGTGCCTTTTCAACGTGAAGTAATGAGGGCTATATCGGATAAACAGACTGAAAAGGTTGTAATGATGTACGGTGCCCAGTTATCAAAAACAGAAATTTTATTAAATACATTTGGATATTATACGGATTATGATCCTGCTCCAATAATGTACCTGATGCCTACTCAGAAATTAGCAGAAGATTTTTCAAGTACAAGGCTCAGTGACATGATACTGAGTACTCCGCAACTTAGAAATAAAATAATCGAAAGTGATAAAGCAAGAGACACAAAAACACAGAAAGAATTTACCGGAGGATATATTATCCTTACTGGAAGTAATTCAGCAGCCGAACTTGCAAGTAGACCAATAAGAGTTTTACTTGCAGATGAAATAGACCGATTTCCTTCTGATGTAAAAGGCGAAGGAGATCCGTTGAATCTGGCAATTGAAAGAACAAAAACTTTCTGGAATAAAAAAATTGTACTGACAAGTACTCCTACAATAAGAGGAGAGTCAAGAATAGAACAGGAATATGAAAACAGTACACAGGAAGAGTTCTATATTCCATGCCCAAAGTGTGGAACATTACAAAGACTCGAATGGAAAAATATTGTTTTTGAAAGTATTGGACATAAATGTCAGGATTGTCTTGAAGTTTCAAGCGAGTATGAATGGAAAAAGAATATGATTCACGGAGAATGGATTTCAGGAAATAAAGAAATAGATCAGAAGGCAGTAAGAGGATTTCATATATCTGAGCTGTACAGTCCATTTTCAACATGGAAAAGCATTATTAAAAAATTTAAGGATTCAAAAGGCGATGTGCAGTTAATGAAAGTTTTTACTAATACTGCACTGGGAGAAACTTTTGAAGAAAAAAGGGATAAGATAGCTTTTGAAAAAATTGAGCAGAGAAAAGAACATTATGGCTGTGAAATTCCTGAAAAAGTTAATGCTTTGACTGCGGGAGTCGATGTACAGGACGACAGGCTGGAATGTGAAGTTGTAGGCTGGGGAGCAGATGAAGAAAGCTGGGGAATCTACTATAAAGTATTTATAGGAAATCCTGCTGAAACTCATGTGTGGAATCAGCTTGAAAGGTTTTTAGATACTGAATTTACATATGCTAATGGACAGAAAATAAAAATAATATGCACCTGTATTGATACAGGAGGAAATCATACGATGTCAACTTATGGGTTTGTAAAGCCTCGTGAAATTAAAAGAATATTTGGAGTAAAAGGTGGAAGTGTTGAAGGAAAGCCTTTTATTACTAGACCAACCAAAACAAATAAAGGACAGATTTCCTTATTTGTTCTAAATACGGATACTGGGAAAGAAACTATTATGGCCAGACTTAAAATTGATTTACCTGGACCGAGATATATGCATTTTCCAGATAACATTGAAAGAGGGTATGACGAGACATATTTTAAAGGATTAACTGCAGAAGTTAAGATTACAACTTTTGAAAAAGGAGTAAGAAAAACTAAGTGGGTAGTGACGGGAACTAAAAGAAATGAACCTCTCGACATTAGAAACTATGCATACGCTGCCTTAAAAATAGCTAATCCTGATTTAAGTAAAAAATATATTTTAGATACTGTTGAAAGGACAAAGGTGCAACAAGGAAGAAGAATATTATCGAAAGGAATTTAAAAAATGATAACTATAGATGAATGTAAAACAATGATAAGTCTCTATATTGAAGCGGAAAAAGCAGTGATAACAGGGAAAAAATACAGGATAGGGACAAGGGAACTGGAAAGAGAAAATTTAAGTGAAATAAGAAAAGCAAGAGCAGAATGGGAACAGAGATTAAAAGATTTGGAAAACGGTGGAAAAAGAAGAAAAATAAGAGGAATTATTCCACGTGATCTGTAAAGGAGATATAAATGAATCTAGTTGATAAAGGAATTGAATTAATTGCTCCGGTTCATGCTGTAAAAAGAGAAGCTGCGAGACAAGTTCTCAAGAGAAATAAAATATTAAATAGAGGTTATGGCGAGCATGGAGCTAGTAGCAGAAAAAGAGCTTTTAAAGGTTGGCTTACCAGCTTAGGCGGACCGAAGACAGATATATATGAATATAAGGATAAACTGGTTGAAAGGTCAAGAGACTTATATATTGGGGCACCTTTAGCTAGAGGAGCTCTTCAGACTATGCAGACTAATATAGTTGGAGCAGGACTGAAATTAAAATCTTCAATTGATGTGGACATTCTGGAAACAGATGAAACTGAGATTGAGGCACTGGAAAACAGAATAGAAAAGGAATTTGCCTTATGGGCAAATGACAAGATAGAAAAAACGGGACTTATGGATTTTTATCAGGTACAGGAGCTAGTATTTTTAACAACAATGTTAAACGGAGAATGCTTTATTTATCTAAATTATTTTGAAACTCCTGGTAATCCTTATAATTTAAAACTGGAAGTCATAGAGCCTGACAGAATAGTTACCCCAAATGAAAAAAGTAGTGACAAGACAGTGGTAAGCGGTGTTCAGATTGATAATAATGGAAGAATAGCTGGATATTATGTCCTTGATAAACATCCGAATGACGATGAATCAGGGAATGACTATAAATATATTTCAGTGTATGGGAAAAATGGTCAGTTAAATATGATACATCTAGCTTTACTTGAAAGACCTAATCAGGTAAGAGGCGTTCCAATTCTATCTCCTGTGATGGAAAGTTTGAAACAGCTGGATAGATACACTAATGCTGAGTTAATGAGTGCAGTTATAAGCAGTATGCTTACTATTTTTATTGAAACTGAAGGGATAGAACAGGCAACACTTGGAGAAGTGGGGAATGTAGATGAGAGTGAAAAAGTTGAAAAAACTGGAAATAATATTGAGCTTGCATCAGGAGCAGTAATAGAACTTAATCCCGGAGAAAAGGCAAACAGTATAAATCCGGCAAGACCAAATGCACAATTTGACCCTTTTATGACTGCTATAATTCGACAAGTAGGTAGTAGTTTAGGAGTTCCATATGAACTTTTGGTAATGCATTTTACAAGTAGTTATTCTGCCAGTCGAGCAGCTTTACTGGAAGCGTGGAAGAATTTCAGAAAAAGAAGGGAATGGATAGCAAGGAATTTCTGTCAGATAGTCTATGAAGAATGGCTAAGGGAATCAATTTTCTTAAAAAGAATTGATATTCCAAAATTTAATGAAGATATTCTGATAAGAAAAGCTTATAGTAATGCAATTTGGAACGGACCAAGTCAAGGACAGATAGATCCTTTAAAAGAGGCTAATGCAGCAGTAATAAAAATAAATAATGGACTATCAACGCGTACAAAAGAAGTTGCAGAACTTAACGGTGGAGATTTTGAACAGAATATCAGAATTATTGACCGGGAAAATAAAATTTTAGAAAAGAAGGGAGTGAAACTGAATGGCGGAACAATCGAAATTAAAGATAATGAATCTGAAGACTGATGGTAGTGGGAAAAATGCAGAATTAACTTTATATGGAGATATAGGAGACAGTTTCTGGGAAGACATTTCTGCAAAAAGACTTGTTCAGGAACTTGAAACTTTGGACGTTGAAAACATAACTTTGAATATAAGTTCAAATGGAGGTGGGACAACTGCTGCAATAGCAATATCAAATGCACTAAAAAGACATAAGGCAAGAGTTATAGCTAATATTGATGGGATAGTTGCAAGTGCTGCTACTATAATAACAAGTGCATGCGATGTTGTAAGAATGCCAAAAAATGCACTATTTATGATTCATAATCCGTGGACAATAGCCATGGGAGAAGAAAAAGATTTTGAAAAAATGGCAGAAACATTATCTAAAGTAAAAAACAGCATAATTGAAACATATATTGATAAAACAGGAATAGATAGAAATAAACTATCTGAACTGATGGACAAAGAAAGCTGGTTTAATGCTAATGAAGCTAAAGAATATGGTTTTGTTGATGAAATAATCGACAATACTGATATGGAAATTATTGGAAATAAAATCTTATCACATGGGCTGGTATTTAATATGACCAAGTTTAAAAATTTTAAAATAAGTAACAACAGTAATGTAAATAATAAAAATGAGGAGGAAGTTATAGTGAACGAAAAAGAATTTATGGAAAAATATCCTGACCTTTACGATGAAATTGTAAATAAAGCGAAGGAAATAGGAAAAACGGAAGAAAGAAATAGGATTGAGGAGCTGGAAAACTTTGGAGTGGACAGTGAGATTATAAGCAGAGCTAAATTTAAGGAGCCTAAAAATTTAAGCGAAATTGCATTGGATCTAGCTAATGAAATGAAAAATAAAATGTCAGAGCCGGCAGGGAATATTCCTAAATCAACTCCAAAGATTGAAGACTATAGAAATCAGAATCCACCGCTTGGAACAATGCCGAATAATGGAGTGGGAAAAACTCAGGCTGAAAAAGATAAGGAAGAAGCTGACAAAATATTAGCATTTGCTAATAAAGGAGGGATAAAGTAATGAAAATGGATTACGTTTTAGAAGGAGATCATTTAATAGTAGGTAATAAAGAACTTATAACAGTTGAACTGAAATTGTCTACTGGGAAAGTTAAAAGAGGAGATATTGTAGACAAGACAGGAGCAATAATAACAGATACAGGAAAAGTATTTGGAGTAGTAGTGCAGGATGCAGATGCAACTAAAGGAGCTACGAAAACTGTGGTCTACACAGAAGGAGAATTTAACATTGATAAAGTCAACTTTGGAAGTGCTACAAAAGATAAGGTAATTGAGCTTTGTGCAGACAGAAACATATATTTAAGAAATTTAGGAGGTAAAGCGTAATGATATTAGATTTAACTTTAAGAGCGTTATTTTTGGTAGTAGAAAATATGCCAAAACCAAGAACGTTCTTATATGATACATTTTTTGGAGATAGAGAAGCAACTGATAAGGAAGAAATACAGATTGAATTTAAAAACGGCCATAGATATATGGCTCCATTTGTAAATAGGTATGTAAATGGGCAGGAAATGCCGAAGGAAAGATTTACAGGAAGAGTTTATAAACCGCATAAAATTGCACCAAAGAAAACTTTTACAGCCGATCAGTTTGCTTTTGAAAGATTTGCAGGAGAAAATCCGTTTAATCCGTTAAGTCCTGAAGATAAAAAAAGAAAACTTGTACTGGAAACTTTGACAGAACAGACTGAACAGATAAAAAGAAGATGGGAAGCAATGGCAGTAGACGTTTTATATAATTTAACATTAACTGTTGAAGGAGAAGGGATAACTGATAAGGTAGAATTTTATGATACTTCCTCTACTGAACATCATACTAATGTTGCCACAACTTGGGATCAGCCTAATTCAGACCCAATTCAAGATATCAAAGGAGCATTGAGAAGTATAACAGAAGCAGGGGGTACAAGACCAAATGCAATAATATTAGACCCTAAGGCATCAGATTTATTTCAGAACAATGCTAAAGTAATAGAAAAGATGAATCTACGAAATTATTATGTAGGACAAGTCAAGCCAGAAACTGAGGGTGTGAACGGAGTAATTTATATAGGAACTTTAACAAATTTAGGACTTGATATTTACGAATATCAGGAATTCTACGATTATAAGGATAATGGAGTTATTAAAACCAAAAAATTGATACCTGATTATACAGCATTACTTGCTCCAAAAGGAAATATTGTTAAATTTGCTGCTGAAAGCACAATAAAAGATGGACTTATAAGAGGAGAACTGATACCTAGAAAATTTGAAAATGAAGAAAATGATAGTATAAGTATCAGAACAATTTCTAAGCCAGTTTTAGTTCCTGTAAATACAAAATCTTTAAGAGTATTGAAAGTGAAGTAGGTGAATAGATATGACATATAAAGTATTGAAATCATTGGTTTATGGTGGAATAGCATATGCTGAGGGACAGGAAATAAATATTATAGAAAAATCTGTTGCTGAAAATTGCCTTGAAAGGGAGCTTATAGCTGAAATAACTGATGCCGAAGTAGATAGAACAGAAGTGAACGGAGAAACAGGAGAAACAGGAAAAACAGACAGTACAGAAATAACAGAAAATAATGAAAATAGTGAAGATGCTACTGAAGAAGTAGTGTCTTCTGAAACTTCTGAAGAAACGACAGAAAATGTTGAAGAAACAACAAAAACTAACAAAAGAAATAGAAAATAGATAGCAGGTGATGTTATGGGATTTAAGGAAGTAGTTGATGATGATATTCAGAATATATTTCTAAATGCTTCAGAATTTGGCACAGAACACACTTTAAATGGAAGAAAGGTAATATGTGTCATTGATGAAGAAAAGTTTCAAAATAAGCAGAAAAATGGACTCATAACACAGGAAGATGGAGTATATCAGAACGGATTTACTTTATTTATTGGAAATCCGTATCTGAAACTGCAACCTCATACCGGTGAGACATTAAAACTGGACGGGATTAAATATGAGGTTGTTGCAAGTAAGCATGATATGGGAATGTATGAGATTGACTTGGTTAGAAATGAGGAAATTTAGATGTTAAATATAAAGCTCGACGAAAGTAATTTAAGACAGATAGAAAATGTTCTTGAAACAATGCCTAATCAGTTACCTAGTGCAATAGCAAGAGCTATTAATCGAAGTTTGGCTATGACTAAGACAGAGCAATTAAGACGTACTACTTCTATGTATACAATAGCAAAAGGAAAATTAGCAGAAAGTATTAATGTATATAATGCAAGTTCTGGAAATTTAACTGGAAAGATCTATTCTAGTGGAAAAGTTATTGGAATGAATCATTTTAAATTAAATCCTAAAAGAAGACCTAAGGGAAAGAAAATAGTAACAGTATCAATAAAAAAAGATGGAATGAAATCTTTACCAAATGCTTTTATAGCCTATCACGATGGTAGATTGGGAGCATTTGAGAGAAGCGGTAATTTTAAAAGTATAACTTTAAAAAATGGAAAAACTTCAAAAAGAGAAACAATAAAAAGATTAATGAGTCCATCTGCTCCTCAAATGTTAGGAGAAATGAGCATACTGGACTATTTGCAAGGATTTGCAGAAGAAAAATTTAATATGAGATTTGAGCATGAAATGGAGAGATTGATTAAATGATACAGCATACAGAAAAACATTTATATGATTTCCTGAAAAAAATTATGGAAGAAAAAACTATGAAAGATAAAGGTTTTAAAGTTTATCGTGGTTTTCTTCCTTCCAATGATTTTGAGGATAGAGAAAATGGGAAAAAAACAAATGACTACTTTCCTTTCATAATTTTAAGGGCAGTTGAATTTTCCCAGGAAAGAGCGGGAATACAGTCTTATGATGCAACCGCCAATTTTGAAATATGGATAGGGACAAAGGAAAAAAAAGAAGAGGATTATTTAAATAATCTATCTGTCGGAGATTATATACGACAAAAACTATTGGAAGCACCAACTATTGATGGAGGATTTGCAGTGGTTCAGGATAGGGAATATAAAGTAACATTTTATAGTGATGGAAGTGATCCGTTTTTCTATTCAAAAATTGAATTTGCTGTATATGCCGAACCAATTGAACCAAAAATAAGATAAGGAGGAAACATGGAAACAAGAGAAAAGACAAGATATATCTATCTTGGAAATAATATAAATCTGCCTGAATTCAGATTTACGAAAGGCGGAGTTTATTTTGGAGAAAAAATAGAAGAATTAATTAAAAAATATCCTTTATTAGGAAAATTATTAATTAATACTGACAAACTTCCAGAATTTGATGCAAATGAAACATTGCTTGAAAAATTGACTGATGAACTGAATGAAGAAATAAAAGGAGGAAGTAAATAATGGCTTATAAGCATGGAACTTATCAGACTGAAACAAGTTCAGATATAAATCTACCTATAGTAATGAGTTATGGGCATTTTATTGTTGGAACTGCTCCAGTTAATAAGATTAAAAAGGAAAAAAGAAAAATTAATGAGCTTGTAAGATTATCAAGTTACAGGGAAGCACTGGAATTTTTTGGAGATACTTATGATCTGGATTTTTCGATTTCTCAGGCGATAAAAGTATTTTTTGAATTATATTCTGTTGCACCACTTTATGTTGTAAATATTTTAGATCCGACAAAACATAAGAAAACAGGAACTGCTTTAAATGGTCTTTCTGTCGCTAGCGGAAGTACATTAATAGAAAATCATAAGATTATAACTGACAGTGTTAAAGTGAAGAATAGTGCAGACAGTCAGATAATAGCAGATGCTACTCTTGTATGGACAGAAAAAGGACTTGAAATATTTGCAAGACCATCAAATGGAACTACTATAGATGTTGAATTTGATGAAGTAGATTTATCTACGGTCACAAAAGCACAGGCAATTGGTGGATACGATACTGCAACAATGAAAAGAACTGGGTTGGAACTTCTGGACGAAGTATTTCTTAATTATTCAGAATTACCATCTTTTATAGATGTCCCAAATTTTTCGCATGAATCAGATGTTGCTGCAGTTATGGCAACTAAAGCCAAGAACATTAATGGAGGAATATTTGAATCTGTGGCTCTTATAAATGCTCCAATTGATAAGAGATATGACGAGATATCTAAGTGGAAAGATGATAAGAATATACTAGATAATGACCAGATAATTCTATACGGACAGTTAAAACTGGGAGGAAATAAATATTATCAGTCATTGCATTATGGAGCATTGTCAATGTTAGTAGACAATCAGGGTGATGGAATTCCATCACAGTCTCCGTCAAATTTTGCATATAAATGTGATAGTTTAGTGTGGAAAAATTTACAGGGAGAATTTGAAGAAATCAGGCTTGACTTAAACCAACAAGCAAATTATTTGAATCAAAACGGAGCTATAACTGCGGTCAATTTCAAAGGTTGGCGTTGCTGGGGTACAGAAACGGCTAAAAATCCAATGGCAACAGATCCCAAAGATAAATTTACATACATACGTAGAATGTTCAAATATATTGGGAATGAATTAGTTATGAGCTATTTTAACAGTATTGATAAGAGATTCACATATAAAATGGCAGAAACAATAACTAAATCTATGAATATAAGGCTTAATGCTTTATCTTCTATGCAGCATTTGCTGGAAGCAAGAGCAGAATTTTCCGCAGAAGATAATGGATTATTGAATGTAATTAATGGGGATATAACTTGGATTATTTATCTTGGAATAGTTCCTGGAATGAAATCGGCTACATTTAAGAAAAAATATGATGTAGATGCATTACAAAAATTAGCTGGAAGTTTGACAAAATAGAAAAGGAGGAATAAATAATGGCAAGAGGTGTAAATGTACCAATAGCTTTGAATGATATGGAAGTTTATATTAATGGTGTAAATAGTCTTTCAGGAATAGCTGAGGTCGAATTACCTAATATTGAAAATTCAACTGTAACATCTGAACAGATTGGAATGTCAAGTGAATTTGAAGTACCTCTAATTGGTCACTTTAAAAAACTTGAAACAAAAATAAAGATGGACTGTGTTGACGATACTATGCTAACTTTCAATAATGGAAGTGCACTGGATGTGGAATGCAAAGGTTCAATACAATTAATGGACAAAATAACTCATGCTGCT